ACTGGCAATACAATTAGTGGTTAATAAGCCTACTGTGTTGGAAAGTGATCTGGCTCGCCAGATGTAGCTATCGCCAGAAGGCTCAAGGATAGTGATACCATCGGTTGTATAGATACAGAAGGCATCTCTTAATGATAGGCCATCAACTATAGGCCCATTGTCACCTAATACAGACGCCTGTCCCGCTATGCCCGCTAAGTCAGTAGGTTCCCAAGTATAAGGGATGCCGTTATTATCAGCAGCGGTAGACCAACGATAATTATTAGGATAATAAGTACCACCTTCATACATTCCGAGAGCAAATAAGAAATTTTTATGTGATCGTATAACATCGCATCGGAAACCTTTAGTTGTCCAAGTGTGGGTAGTATCGTAAGGCAGGTCTTTTAATACCTGACTGGTGACTTGCGGTGACCAATATTGCGGATAACCCTGTGGATTATTAATCACCGGTATTAGGCCCATATTGCAATACGTCCAGAAATACTCATCCCCGGAGGACATTAATGAATATGGCCCATAGCCAATAGGTGTCCACGCTGAACCATCAAATATATAGACCGCCTGTCTACCCATACAGAGATAATACTTATTAGGCGATGAGGCTACAAACATGAATTGTGCGAGCTGATGGGTGGCTATATCAGATGTAATAAAGGTGGAACCATAAAACGACAAAACTTTACCATTGCGCAATAGAAAATTCTTACCACTTGTTAAAGTATTTAAGTCCAGGTCGCAGGGTTCAAGGTCATAGTTAACCCCATAGTTCCCTGTTAATTTTATGGTTAGTAGCTGTTGCATGATCTTACGACTTCATTATATAGGCCAACACATAATACGGAGGCATGTTTCTACCTGTTACCGCAACCGCGCCAGCAGGAGCCGCGTTAGTTGTAGCCACAGTCATTGAGCCAGTGACATCATGAACATGGGCACCGCCAGCACCAACATTATGGTAATGGCCGGCACTCATAGTTCCGGTATTCGCAGTAACAGCACTGAAATTGGTACCTCCTGCCAAGCCTGTTCCTGGGACTATCTGAGTATATTGATGAGTATGATCTGCACTTTGCGGATCAGTACTGTGCGTATGTGTTGCAGAAGCTGTGGATAGACCCGCTATGTTAGGCGTAGATGTAGCAACGTGGGTATGTGTCAAAATCTGACCATCAGCATAACCACCACCAGCACTTATAGTTGGGTAGTTTACTGAATCATAGCATAGTACAAATTTACCTGTTAAATCTGGAGTTCCGTTAGTGCCATCACATAAATACCAACCGGCGGGGATAGTGGCGATAGTACCATGCCACATGCAAATCACCCCTCCTGGAACTCTAGTAGAAATTAATGCGGTTATCGCCGCGAGTTGTGTTTGTATGGGAGAGGTTACTCCATGCACACAATTTAATTCCACTTCAGTAGCGGTTATTTGAGAGGCAAAGCCAACACCTCCTGCACCTGGAAAGATAGTCTTTAATACAGTCTTTAATAAGCGTAGATGGTCATCCCCCTGGCTAAACGGGTCTCCCGCTGTAGGGTTAGCGGTCACTAAGCCCGCAATAGTAGTGGTTGATTCCAAAGACATCGTTTTATCCTATTCGAGTTTGCAAAGGCGTTCCCGAATAGACAAGAATATTATCTGCATCCATCAGTTCGCCAATCACTTGTCTGAACCTACCATCCCATAGGGCTGTGGCTTCAGGGTCTTTAACAAAAGCATTAATCTCAACGAGTATGCCATTGATGTATAAATCTGGGTGGTTTGAAGATATCCAGTTTGATATTGTAGAGCTGCTAAGTGGAATAATATTCCCATAATAGACAATCTCAAGAAAATGAACGCCATCGACAACCACAGGTTGAATAATTAATTGATTATTCAATATTTGATAAAAATGCTTAAGGCTATTAATAACATTGGTTGTACTCGTCGCCGTATTCATTTGCTCTGGATTGATTAAACTTAACGTTTCCCTGTCAGTTATATCCAAAGTATTAACAATCGCTATATCACGTATAGCGGAAAAATCTGTTGGTAAAGTGTATCTACCATTGGTTGGATTAGGCTCAGGAAATACATACCTTATGCTCATGTCCTCAATAACCAACAGTCTGTTTATACGGGATTCAACCATACGCATAAACAAATCGACTCTAGAAACAACAGCGTCGTCTGTCCTATCCGCATAAGCCAGTGATGTATCAAAAATCTCTTCATAAGTCATGCTAGTTTCCCTCCCTTTTCCAGATAAGCCATAAGCAAATCATTTTTCTTATTCTCATGTTGTCCATAGCCTGAGTTAGGTAAACTTGCCCATCGTGATCGACACTTATTAATAGCAATGGCTATATTTCCCAAATCAATATCCACAGTAGCATCACACTCTTTAATCAATTGCATAGCAATCTTATCCTGACTATTGTGCCCAAAATCAGACAGCCCTAACATGTGCTTATAGGCATCGTAAAATCTTTCGAGTATCTGATAACGTCCAGCAGCAGTTGACCACACGTTAAGACGTTTACAATAAATATGTCGTCTTGGATGATCAGCATAACTATGAAACAGAGCGCCTCCAACCAGTACATTGTAACCATTGTCAGAGTCCTGTATGGTTGAAGTACCTTCACTATAAGCAATCATGGACAGGAATGCTTCCATATTCTTAGTCATGCTGATTCCAATGCTTACTCTACAGGTACAGGAACAGGATCAGCTACAATGTCGTCCAATGCCTGAGCCGCTGTTTGAACTTCAGCAATGGATTGATTTACCTCTTCAGGCAAATCGGCATTGCCAGCAGCAGCGATAAGCTCATCAATCTTGGCATTGAGTTCCGCAACTTTACCAACGATTTCAGCTTCCGCTTTGTTCAATTGACCCTTGATTGACTGGTTTGCAGTCAGTAATTCTGATATTTTCATAAGTATAAAATCCTCAAAGTTTCTGTGACGAAAGGTATGGGCGTCGTCACTATCGCCCTTTCTTCTTCCTGGGATTAGATTCATTTAGAAACCTCATTCAAATTCTTAGGGACATCAGGTTTCAATACTGCCATGCCCCCAGATACAGCACTTCCAATAGACAGCACAGGCGTTGGGTCTATTCCGAATAACGACATTACAATGCTAATAGCGCCTGTTAATACCCACACAATGCCCCTTTGTGTAGATGTTTCATTCATATTAATCTTCATTTTCTACCACCTTCTAAGCGTTTAATTCGAGTATCGAAGTCTTCGTTATATTCATTCTGCCTTAAGGTTTTACCCGCGTCCTCGGCATGGTGCGCTAAAACCGAATCCCGTATTGCCGTAAACTCATTGTATCCATAGACTCCAAGACCTACTATGCCAGAGCTTAGCAAGGTGACTATCATCGTAAACCAGTGCCAGCTATTCAGCGTTTTAATAACTAGCGATTCATGCGCGTCTAGTTTTGATCGTATACCAGTCTGTACGTCTTTTTGTTCCTGTGAATAATCATCAAAACGTCTGATAATGGCTGATACCCGTTCAGTTAGTGTGTAAACCAGCGATAAGGCAATGCGATCATCCTGACGACGTTGGTGATTTAATAACTCAGCATCTTCCATAATTCATTTAACCGATCCTCGTTGTAGTATTTGTTCTATAGCGTCTAATCGCCTATTAATAGCCGCAATATTATCTGCATTGATACTGGGCTGCTTACTATCAGGATTGTCAAATAACATCAATACTCCCGCTATCATTAACGCTGTCAACACAGATGCCGCCATCGCCCATAATGGGGTAGATATCAGTCCTTTGCCACTACCCACACCTTCCCATCTATTCATCCTGTCCGATACATCGGTAATCTTATCGGAGAGAGTCTTCTCTACTGATATTAGCACCGTCCGTTGTTGTTCAAGCTGAGTTATTGTATGTTGCTCAGACTTGCCAATAGCTAGCGATAATGACGTAATATGATCGCTTGATGCCTCTTTCTGTGCTGCTAGTGCTGCAGCAAGTGCTACCTTGCCTGACTCAGTAGACTGATTAACCCGTATATCCCGCTCTAAGAATCGTTTTTCAACCCCATCAAACTGTATACCAATGCCTTCTATTTTCTCGTCCGTTAACTCTTTAAGTTGTATCAGTCGTCTATCCAGTTCTGTAGGAAACCTAACTAGGTCAGCTTTAAATACATCAACCGCTCTGTCCATCGCATCAAGTCTTGTACTTATTTGTTTTTCAAGATGCCCAATCTCCCTTAATAACGCGTCTGTGGTTAAGGTTGTGGGGTCAGGTTTTCTATTATCTTCCACACCTTGCAATCACTCTATCATAAGCTTGTCGGGCGTTAGGGCCACGATAAGCAGTATTGCTATACTGTCCTGACGATTCACCCGTATCGTAGGTATCCTTTAGTGGGACGTTAGGACACCCGTTAGCCGATGAACAATTAACCATCGCATTGCGATCAGCCTGTCGATTTAAATTGTACTGAACGTTAGCCATAGCATTTCCCGCCGCTTCATAAGCTTGTTGCTCACAAGTGGGTTTTGCTGCACAAGCCGTTAATAACAATAAACTAATAAAGCCAATTCGCATCACTGTTTCCTATAACCAAGTAAGATGATTTTATAGACGCCTGAGACATCATTTCTTTAAATTTATCAGCATTTTCTAAATCTATATGTGAAGCCTTGCCAAAGTATTGCCCAGGATGATTATGTGCCAGTACAACATGATTGCATTTTTTAATCGTGCAATTAACGACGATCTGAAGGCCATTTGTAGCAACCTTATTTACACCGCCTTGCACGACTTCATCCAATAAATATTTGTCGTCCTGATAGTAAATAATACGCGCTTGCTCATTAGCTTGGCCTTTATACTTTGTTAGCAAGTACCTGTTAATGGAATCCTGATTAAACAGAGTTGGCGGTTGATTTAACTCAACATAATGCTCGTAGTGTGCTGCACAGCCTGTGAGTAATATCAGTAGTGCTAGCATTTTCATAATCAAAATATCCCAAAAAAGCCTAAGTCATTTGATAATGCAGATAAATAAGCAGCTATTTTTGGTTGTTCGTAAACCTGCCAGGGATTTTGATAGAAGCTTAATACTTCTGGAGCTGATAATGCGCGGTAGTGAATACTGACATTAGCTATAGAACCAGGAAAGCTTATTCCAGGGTAGGGCGGCGTTGTCCCTGATGCATTGCCAAAAGCACCAATTAATAATTTATAAGCGGTAATTAAATTTTCAGTGTTGAACAAACCAACAGAGGTTACCGTTTGAGCCTGTAGCGTACCATCAACATAACAATTTAAAGTCGCATCAGAAGTACGCCGATCTAATACCCCTACTAATTGATGCCATTTGCCATCATTGAATGATGTTGTTGACTTAGCAATAACCCAATTAACGTTTGTTCCAGATGCCTGAAAATTGGCTTTTCCTGCGACTATAGAGATACTGTATCTTCCTGATGCAAAACCAGTACAGCCTCTGGAAAAGATTATAGCTTCCGCTGCTGCTGTGGTTGTTTTGAACCATACACCAAAAGTACAATTATTAACCCCCATACTTAATACATTGCCACAATCTATATATTGGCTAGTTCCATTAAACAATAACGCTTTTCCAAACAGATAAGGGCTACTACCTGGAGAAGCTACCAGCGTTCCATTAGCTTTGGAATCTGTTAAATCATAAGCAGTATCACCACTACCCTCAGACAATGGCCAATAACCCACTAACCCCTTGGCAAGTGTATTCGACCTATCCAGTTTTGCCGGATAATTAGGTCTAACTAACTGTTTTGAATTTAGGCTAATCATAACTTACGCCAGACTTGCAAACACCGATACAAACGCCTCTACAACGACTGCTTGAGCCGTATTGCCGGTAAATTCTATCTCAAGGTGCATCACTTCAGGGCCAAAGGTATAACTCCACTCGCCAATGGTGCTTGCTACGACCCCGTTACCTACTTGATAAATGGTCTTCCAGTCTGTACCTGCACTACCCGCTGTTGGGGTTGCACCCGTATTGTGTGCCACTAATAGATTAGCCACAGCCTGAACCGTTGGGCCTGTGCCACCATTCGTCATTTTGTAAGTAACAATACCACCAAGTGCTGTACGTAAATCCACAGTTCCGCGTGTTGTTGCGCCTGCTGCATTAGACGTTGCTGCGGCAACCAATGTTGTCACTGTTTTTGTTGCTGTTGCCATCTTAGAACCCCTTTGAAATTGCTAATACATCGTATTTTGAGGTGACGCCAGTATAAATAAAACCTACTCTATCTAATTTACTAGCTGTCGTTGTTGCGGTAAATGAAGGGATACTGGTTCCATAACGGGTTTCTCCCGTAAAGGCCACCGTGCGGCTTCCTGTACCATCTTGCAATAGCTCTAAGACACACTTCTGTCCATCTACCGCACCAGAATTTGTAATAGTGATATTACCCGTTAGCGTCACTCGAATCACATCGGCAACCGCCCAATTAAGCGTTAAACTTGCTGAATAAGTTGGCGTTGTTACGCGTGATACTGTCCTTGGTAAACTGGATACCGCTACTTTAGCTGTCACACCAGATTGAACTAATGGGATAAGCTCTGTGCCCCCTAGCGTTGATGCATCAGGTAAATCGGAAATTTTTATGTCTGTCACAATAACACCTATCCCTTAATAACTTATATTTAAGTTGTTTTCTGTAATTAAACTATTTGAATTTTCAAGAACCAGATGACTCACACTAGCCACAAGCAAGTTGACAATATCCGTACTGGATAACTCGATAGGATAATAAGTAAGTCTACTAATATTAACTAAGCCACTTTGCAGTAAGTTAATCATTGTTGGAACACTGATTCCTGTGTATTCGGTAGGCGTTGAGCCGCCAGCCCATGTGTATAAATACGTGCTACCATCTTTTACCAAATTGTTATAAACAACAACATAAGTCCCAGAGGTTGGAAACGTAATATTAAACGTACCAAAGGCGCTAGGCGTTCTGAAGGCTGTACCCGATGCTCTAACAACAAAAGTGCCTTGCTCACTGTTATACCAATTTAAGCCAGCTCCGGTGAAACTGGCTACATCCGCTGGACGGGTTACGGCTACCGTAGTTGTTGGAATGTAAGATGACTCTTTAGAACCGAGTCCAAGTTGGAAATTAGTAACTACAGCTGAGCCCTGTGCAGTAGTGCTAACAGACCCTGTGGATTGTGTTGGATTGGTTGTACCTGCGGGCATGAAGCGCACAATATGTGCGCCAGTTGCTGCTGTCGTAAAGGTCAATACTACACGCCAGAACGTGTTAGTTGCCGGTACACACGTAGCTGAAGAGGCTAGGATGGAGGCTCCGGTTATTGCTGTCCACGCTGTTGCGATACCATTAGTTGTATCAATAGTTACTAGAGCATAATTAGTACCTAGATAGACATAAAAAACAGGATAACTAGACTGTGCGCCTACTGTTTTCTTTACACGTAGCGTTGCTACATAGGTAGTAGCAGAAGTTAAAGATGGGCCAGTTTGGAATATATCTACTGCTGAATTACTAGCATCTGTAACTGTCCATGCTGATGTTGCTCCATCAAGACCGATAACATTTTGTGTTATTGCTGGCCCACCCGCTGAACCCCACGGTGCGGTTGTAAGCGAATTAGACTGCAGTAATAAATTAGTCCGAGACTCTTCAGCAAGTAGTGTAATAGGCAAAGTAATTGCCGAACCATCGTTTAATACTGAACTCCACACACCTTCACTAATTCTACGTGCATTCTGAAAGCGCGCTTCATTAGCCGCACAGGTTATCAATATTGGCGAGTTACCGGCTACCGCTGTAGGTGCATAAGCTAAGACTGTTGAGGCATGGTTACGCGCCCATGTCATACGAGAATCTAGCTGTGGTGTTGTCGCGTACTGTTCATCGAGGGGAAGGGCAGCTGGTAAATTCTTTCTTAGCCCTACAGTCTGTAAAACATGAGGCCAAACGCTACTAGGGTTACCATTAATAAAGACATTAACGTTTCTTCTGAAATTTAAGTTAATTATCTTAGCCATAGTCTTATGCTATTGTGTAAGCTACCGCCGAACCACTGACTGCCAAAGCCGCTGCTAACGGAAGTTGTACAGTGACTACGCCAGATGTGCCAGTAACCACACCTTTAATTAAGTGCGCTGTGATTAACGCCGCTTCAGCATTCGCGGAAGTCATACCTGTTAAGTCTGGTACGGTTACTTTTGCAGTAAAGGTTACGACGTCATTGGGTTGTGTCTTTGCAGCAGCTGTGGGTAATTGTGAGGTAACCACACCATACGCTCCAGTAATCGCCCCTATTGCTAAATTTGCGTTCAATATAGCCGCACTTGCTACCGCTATGGTCATTCCCGCTAAATCAGGCATAGTGATGGGTATCGCCATCGCACAGTTATCCCATGTCCCTTCTGGCGTAGTCGTCGCATAGCCTGCTTCATAGGCTGCGTAGAGTTCATCGCCTGAGACATGCGGGTTAGTATTTGCTCCATTAATTAATCCATGCCTACCTGCACAGAAGGCTTTTCCAAGCTTTCCATCAGCCGTTTTAAGTGTTGTTTCATCTTGTGCGGCTGCGTATCTTATCTGACCAGTCATTTCACTTCCCCTGAACCAGACAAGCTTTGCCTTCTGGCGTTAATAAATAATTTGCCATTGCTGAGGCGGCTATATCTGGGCTTTGACTATTTAAAGCATAACCCTCCCGAATAGCCTTCTCAAACATGTTCATAGGTATCGATGCAACCATACGGCCCCAGGGATGCCCATCTTGTTCACCTAAATCATACAATACCCCAGGATTCTTTCTTAGCTCGGCATTGCGAGCTAAGATCAAATCTTCTGATGGCTGCGTTTGCTTATGGGCTATCTCGTCAATGTGCGTTAAGAACTCTGACTTGATAACCCCGTCAAATGTTGGATCAAACTGAGTCATCTAGTCCATCCATACGGTTATTACAGTTAACACTACGGTTATTACTGCTAATGCAACCATTATTTGTGCAGTAATATCCACAATTACATTCGATTGGTAAACTTAAGAGCGACATTTGTACCTAAATCCACCACGACACCAGCAGCTGGTGACTGTGCTGAACATGTCAGGGATGAGGCGATACCGCTATCTATAGCCCCGCCTTCCGATCGGGAGGCTTTCATACCTGATGAACCTAAGCCTGCGGTCTTTAATGCAGTTTCTATTGCGGCTACTGCGATGCCGGTACACGTTGGTGTTGCTACTGTCGTTGGCATTACAATCTCTCCAAATATTGATCAAGTAGATTACTTACTTCCGCCTCTGTTGCAAGACCTGTAGCGCCAGGCTGAATAATGCCCGCTTCAAGATTCAATGCAATGGTATGTATGTTCTTAACCTTAATAGTTGCAGCAGGTTCATTTGGCCCGATCGAATAACCACGCGCTCTGGCATCTCTTCTAGCCGTATCATCTGGCGTAGAGTGCAGCGGACGATTGGGCTGTTTAGGTTCAGCTACAAGCGTTTCTGGTGTAGGTGAAGGTTGAATTACATTGGGCGATACTTTGGCTTTAGGCGTAGTATGCGCTGGCGCTACTTTAGCACTAGTATTGGTTACTGGTGTGGTAGGCGTTACATGTGGTACGTGCTTTGGTGTTTCAGTTGTCATTTTATTCTCCAAGAATTAAAACCTACCTAATTTGGGAAGGTGAATAACCAATTAGGCAGGAAAACTAGCAGGTATTATTCTGATCGTTTATTTAAAGTGTTACAGCAGTTGCTGGATTAATGTCACCAATGATCGCCATCGATTTTTCAGTCAAGACTTTCAACGTCCAATCAACTGACATTTGTTTATTTTCAGCAAGGCCAGTCTTAGCCAAGTCTTCCGTCCGATAGCCCTTAAGATATGAAAGGGATAAATAGGAAGGATCAAGTATAAACACATCAGCAACCTGGGTTGATCCAGAGTCAGTGTGTTTTTGTTGCAGTCGATTGGGCACCATTTTAAGAGTCCCGAAATCTGTAACAAATACGTTTACAGAACCCAATGCAGTAGCTTGTTCTGTACTCTTGCCTTGATCGCTCATCAAGGTAGCCACACGTGCTGAGCTAGTAAATAAGTATTCACTGAATTTACGAATAACCCCAGGAATAGACATCATCACAGTAGGATCGCCACCATCTGTATAAACAGCTTGTACAGCATCACGCACCAATGTTTCAGTTAAGCCTCTTGCCGCTGTAGGTATTCTGGCAACCGTTAAACCCGTCGAACCAGAGAACCCGCCAGCAGTACCACCATAATTCTTTGTATTATTAGTCGCTTTTTAATTACCGACTACTTAAACTCTCGCCTAAGAATAGACTATATCATCAACCAAAAACTTGTTACTTTTAGCCATATTTTCATAAGCAGGCAATATTTGTAAATTAGCCTCACAATGCAGACCAGTTACAAACTTACCTTTTAAAGGGACTATATGGTCAACATGGAACGCTATTCCTGTTAACTCAGTAAGTCTAATTGCTTCCTTATATATAGCTTTAATTTTATCTTTGTTCTTCCAAGAAACACTAGCCCTTAACTTTGCAGCTCTTCTATTTGCGTGACAGACACGTTTAATAATTGCTGCTTTTTCTGGATTAGCCAATTGCCATTTTTTAGTTTTGGCAATACGTTTCTTTTGGTTCTTATAATAAGATGTTTTTTCATACTTAAAAACAAGTTCTGGATTAGCCTCTTTCCAAGCCTTATCTTTAACTTTGCATCTTTCTATATTAGCATCTCGCCATTTTCTAGCATTTTTAACGCATCTATCAAGATTATTTAATCTCCATTCCTTAGCCTGCTTAGACCTCTTGTCTTTATTTAAAAGATTATAGTACTTACCATAAGCTAATCTTTGCTCTCTATGAGCCTCATAACATTTTCTACTTATTCCTGATAATTTATCAGGATTAGCCAAACGGTATGATCTTTCTTTAGCTAAACATAACTCATAATTATTGCTTCTATATTCAAGAGCCTTTTCTGCTATTACAGCAGCATTAGCCTCATAATATTTTCTGCATTCTTTTGAGCGTTTTTCCTTTCCTTCTGGTGTTGATCTTTCTAATCTTGTTCTTACGTTTAAACAACTTTTACATTCTAACGATCTTGCTTTGAACTCGGATAAAACCTTTATTTCTAAACAAACTTTACATTTTTTGGTTGTCGGGCACTCGTGGGTTTTCATCGTCTTCACCTTTTTAATTACTGTTAGTACAAATATAGTGTACTTCCATAATTATGCAAATAAAGACTGTATAACCTAGTCGTTGAACCTTGAACTTATCACTAAGTCCCTTGGCTGCTGATTGTCATATAAGCTAGTGTTTTCAAGCATTCACACTTACAGTCACCTGTTATGTTGTAGCCACTAACCCTTAAAGATATCCCAGCAATTCACCCAATTTTTACTTGTAGCTTACGCTGCAAGGCCACAATTAAGTTTATGGCTAGATAACCAAGTAGGAAGACCACCGACTTTACCCGCTGTAGAGCCACCATCATCAGAGACAGAAGCCTGGTTTTGTAAACAAATGGCATCTACCATTATTTTTACGTCCCGTTTACAGGGCGGGAGAGTTCTTTATCTCTCCACCTTTAGTTACCTAAAGGATAGGACTATATCATCAACCAAGATGTTTATTACTTTTCCTGATATTGTCCAATTTAGTCAATATCTGCATGTTGCCATGCCAGTGTAAACCAGTTACCAACTCACCTTGTAAAGGTACAATATGATCCACCTCATGTTGTACACCTGTACTTAATGTCAATCGCCTTGCCTCTTTGCGTAGCTCAATTATTTTAGCTGCGTTATACCAAATGGGTTTAGCTCGTTTGGCTCTGGTTCTATATCTTTCAGTCTTTTCAGTGTAATAAGAAACATTTTCTTTAAAATGTTGCTTATGATATTCCCTAATAGCATCTAGTCTTTCAGGATTAGCTTCATAAAAAGCCTTCCTTTTTGAAACTATTAAGTCCTTATTTTCTGCATAAGTTTTAGCCAATCTGGCCTTTTCTCTAGCAATTACATCAGGCTTGTTTCTATACTCTTTTTTCTGAATACTTATTTTTCCAGCATTCAAAACGTTGTAACCTTTGTGATAATCTGATGATTTCTTCTTAAATTCATCCGTTGATCTTTTTACAGCTTGATTAGCTAATTTAAATAATCGAGCTTGCTCGTTGCTGTTATAACGCTCTTTCTCTTTAGCATTCTCACAAAGTTTACATTTACCTTTCAGGTATGTCTTTCCTTTCCTGTTGTCAAAATAACTATGGTATTCACTGACAGACTTCTCTGTATTACAAGTTTTACATAACTTGGTTGCCGCGCACTCGTGTTGTTTCATAATCTCACCTTTTAGTTAATAATATTAAATCATATTAAATAATATTATATACTACTAAGCTCTTGTTGTCTAGAGCATTTCGATGAGACCGTATACATTAGTCTCTGAACCTTCAATCCGTCACCGGAAAGCTTGGCTGCTGATTGCCCTTTTCAGGGGTTCCAGCAATTCACGCGGTTATTACATTGCTACTTACGCAGCAAGGGGACTAAAATGCCATCTATCCCTTCTAAGTTCTTGTTGCCTTCTCATGACCTGATAGCTTGTTTCTTTCGTTCTTCCGATCACATCGGAAGCATCCGCACGAAATGAGACACGCACCACCTTCTGACTGATCTGGCTATGATTGCCGACACGATTACCAATAACGGTATTATTACCAGAGGCGTCAGAACCATCCACGACAGCATTTGTGACGTCAGGCGTTGCCAGGACATCGAGCGTCCACTCCGTATATTCGTTCTTGTGTGTATCACTTCCAATCATATCAGTAAATGGTAATGGGATTCGACTGATGTCAAAAATCCTGTTCATGACGTCTTCACGTATGAGTCCTTTATATGTGGCCGCTTTAAGATCGGCCGAATCAAGATTCGCTGTGCTCATTTTAATTTACCCCTAATAAATATTTTTGAGCAGCTCTGCCACTGCATCCGTCTCGGCTGCATGTTTTGCGTAACCGCTTGAGGTTTTAGCCTTGCTAGTCAGCTGCTCTAATTTGGTTTTGGTAGCTTTCACCTGTCCAGTAGGTTTCTGAAACTTACCTACAGGCTTAGCCAATTTCTTTTCTGCTATCGTCTTTCCAGCACGATACTTTTGAGCATCCAGAATCAAATCTAAAATACGGGCGTCTTTTACATCAGCAAATTCTTGAGCGGAGAAGCCATAAGTGTCAGATACAAAGTTTTGCATAGTGCTTAATGCAGATTTAAACTTATTGGTATCTTGCCACTCAGGATGTTTCTCTATCGCTTTCTGTACTTGCTCTTGTATATAGGCTTGCGTTCTTTGACCAAACTCTTGTTGATACTTTTCAGTCTCTTGCTGTTTTACAGTATCAGTCGCCGTTTTAATCTTTTGTATTTCATCAACACGAATGTTGTAATCTTGTACCAGTGCTGCATATTCACCAGGATTAGAATAGCGTAAGGTATTCCAATCTACACCTTGATACTCTTTAACTAAAGAGTTTTCAAGATATGTGGTTAATGCCTCAGCATCTTTAATCTTGGTGCCATACTCTTGCAAAGTTTGCATTTTCTGGGATTCAAAATTTTTCTTTTCTTCCGCTAGGGCTTTGCCTTTCTGGTCGATTGCTCTATTCTTCTGGTATCCTGAGATTAACTCAGCAGCAGGAACAACTTCAATCTTGCCAGCAACATTAACTTTAAAGCCAGCAAAGTCACCCTCGTCATCAAGAATAATTTTATCTTCTGGTACACCTAACACCTTAGACCATGTGGCTTCCTCGTCTTCACTGGGGCCAGCATTGTCTTCAATTTCAGGCTCTTCTAGTTCACTTTCGTCAACTAGGTCTTTCTCATAGAATTCACCCTCGTCATCCTCGTTACCATCCTCTGTTGAATCCTCGCTTAGGGGTAAATCCGGCTTAGACTCTTGAGCTTTGGGCTTGGCTGCTTTTGGTTCTTTCTTTTCTACTGGCGCTTGATCTTCCATCAATAACGCCGATATTTGATCTGTTACACTACCTACCGCCTGTGAGGGTTGGGATTCGGTGGTGACATTAATTTCATTACTCATTTATTAATTACCTTCTAGTTTACCAACCTTGAATCACGACAGGTCGTTCATCAAGTTGGATGGCTTGACCAGCGCTGTAGGTCACTTGGGTTTTACCCCATCGGGTAGCATTACCTGTAACTTTAAAACTGCTGGTAGCATTGATACCTTGTAACCACACCACTTTAAATTTGCTGGTTCCTGTCTGTACCTTGCATTCCCAAACATTATTAGCTGAACTGCATGTCACTGATGTTAGATTATCAAGCAGATGGTTTGCTGCACTGACCGCTGCACTACCCAATTGATTTTTAGTTCCAGGAGTAGAAACCCCCATACTGTCATTGTCCCAAGCGTACCAATATACTCGTGATATGCCTTCGGATACATTAATTAGATAGGTTCTTAATGTTAGTGAATAGATCAAATCTTCTACGGGTATAGTCTTTCTTAATTTAGCATCGTCAAAGAAACTTTGACCAACTTCAGTATTCCATACAGGCAGCTTGCCGACGCCATTCTTTACCATAGTGTCTTTTAAAGACCGCATGGCAGGTATGATGCTTTCTGGCTCAGGGTCAAAATAATAATGTTGACTAACTACATCTATATAATGCGCTCCACCTTGCGAAAGAAAGGCGTCAAACTTACCACCCCAGTCACCTGAGGCAGGATGAATGGAAGGTGATAGCACCAGAGCATTAGGGTCAACTTTCTTAATCTCTTCATAGGCTGTTTGCGTAAGCTCAACCATATCGCTAACATTGCCACTAAAAAACCCATTAGGCGCGCCACCATCACCATTGAATTGTGGGTCATACGGATAGTTTACCTCGTTCCATATTTCATAGGCTTCAATGCTCCCTTTATACTTGGTAGCAATGGTACGTACATAGGTTCTCCAAGTATTTATATCCGCTGGTTCCGCTGCATTACCCGGTGCATAATTCGATTCTTCATCGGGCCTAGCTGACGCCCATCGGGGAGTAAGCCCAAGCGTCAATAACACTTTCAGGTTAGCCGCTTTACTTTTCGTGATATAACCATCAATAACCTTATATTGCCAAGCATTGGAGTTTGGTTCCAGACTGGCCCAATCTACCCCAGAGTCCCACAGTCGAATGGCTTGATAGCCCGTACTTGCTGCGGATGGAATATCCATTGAGTCGTGCACATGGAAGCCAAGTATTAAATTAGTTTTTCCACCTGTTACTGGTGGTGTAGGCGGTGTGGGTGGTGGCGTAGGCGGCACAGGTGGATTAGGTGGTGTAGGTGTTCCACCATGTGTGCCATGCGTACCATGTGAATGATGCTTACTCATTTCATAAACTCCAACTATTAAATATTATGACAATTTCATATCATTTACCCTTACAAATTAATCAAAAATTCATAAGCTTCTTTATTCCATCTGGCATCTTCAAGCGCGTTATGTTCGCCTTTTTTTTGTTCCGGTAACTCAATATTGCCCAATGAATCACATAATTGCTTAATATCGCAAGTGTACATCGGCCAACCCTCTGGTAAATCCATCATCGTGCCGAATAACTGGCATAAGACTACATGGTCATAGTCCGCGTAATACGCCCAAAATTCAGGCTTATCATTCCCAATAAACGCTAAAAGTTCTTTCCTTATCTTGTTGCGCGTTCGGTAATAAGCTAAGCCTTCATTAGATTCCCTATTTGGCAACTGTATTAATACGTTTTCCCAAACCCACGGAGAAGCATTTGCAGAGTCAAATTCCGTACTAATTGCATAATACTCACGGCCATCATCAGCCACCACACCTATTGAAATAAGGTCAATGGTCGAACCATCGTCTATAAATTCGCAATCGTAAAAATATTTCATATTATTGATTTTTATTAAAACGGCGTTCTTGTTCCTGCTCATACCGTATTTGTGATTCGTATTTAAGTCTATCCTGCAACATTTTTATTTGTTTGGTATTACTTACGTTCTTTTTACCAGACAATACCTCTTGATAGTCTTTTAACATGGCACGTGCTTTATCATCTCTTTCAAGTATCTGGGTAGACATTCTATTCACCTTTTAATTGCTTACGTGCCAAATCACCCGTTGTAATATCATTTTGGATTGCTGACTCTAAATTATACAAAGCACTTATTTCCGCATGGATATAAGGATATTCTTCAAAATCAGCTTCATAAAAATTATCAAATAACATTTGTCTATGCTTGGTTATGTAATGCATTACCCACAGTGAGTAAGCTTTAGCCGCCTTTTCACCCAGATGGGCTTCTTTTTCAAGCTGGTCATTTTGCTCTATATTGCTCATTGTTTGTAGCTCGCCATAGCTTGATAATAGGTACAATCAAGGGTTGGGTCTTCCGTTTCCGCGGGATATCGCCCATACATCGCAATATTACCTAGTGGATAATAACCATCCTCCATGCCCTCAACAACTCGCTTGCATAAAGAGGGTAAATCTTTGCTTTCTATAACTATATAATCGTTCATATTTCACCTTTTTGATTATCCATTAACCTCTGTATTTTATGTTTAACATTATTCATCTTTATTCTTATATGTAATAGCTTTCTATCAATATCACAGGTACTTTTATCATAATTATGGGTTTGATAATTTTCATAAAGTAATCTTTGATAGTTATTACATAATTCTAAATCATGCACCAGTTTCACCTTCTGCTGTATCGTTAGATTCTTCCGCTGCTTGGATCAGTTGCTGATTTGCTATGAAATTCGCATCCTGATCAGCCTTGGCTTGCGCTTCAATTTGAGTCAACTTAATGGCGTTATCCAATAGCATTTTCTCTTTATCAAGTTCATCTTTATGCTTAGTCTTTATTGCATCCAATAACATAGCTTGTTTTTGTAATTGCATTTCAAGAGCGGCAATCTGGGCCTGACTGGTTGCCTTATCCATTTCACGTTGATGTTTACCTAATTCAACCTGGCCTTTTAACTGTACATTTGCCATTTGAGACTCGGCGGCAGTAGTCGCAGACTTAGCTAATTCCGCTTGCTGGCGCATTTGCTCTTGAGTCATGGCATCCTGTTTCTGACTGGCTTGCTGTGCGGATTGTTGGGCTTGTTGTGCGGCTTTCTGTCCTTCAGGGCTCGCAGGATCAATAAAGTATCGGGTAGCACCATTAAGGCCACTAAACTTGCAAAGATCATCCAAAGCACTGTACACCTTCCCAGGAGCCACCATATAACCTAATGGCGTTTGCGCAATTGCCGCCTGCATTTGGGTTACCTGAGTAACTGCAGCTAACTGTTTCGCATGGTCGCCGGTTCCTGTCCCCACACGCACTGTCGTTTTCTGTCTGGGTTTCCAAGAACTTGGGTTAACCTGTACCCATTCGCCTTTAAATTTAAAATCTTGTACGGTATCGATATGCTTAACAGCTAAATCACGTATTTTTGTACAGAGCGGCTTAATACCTGTTTCCGCAATAACCCTAATTAATAATCCGATGAGTTCCTCTTTGGCGTTCATCATGCGCTCTACGCCTTCAGAGCCCACATTGTTACCAATGTTCTGAGGCGTTGCCGATCCTTCCGCCGATACGCCCACACGTCCCGCCTTGACTTCATCAAGATACTTCATCATGGTGAAGCCAGCATCGCCTATTTGTGGAGTCTGTAATGGAGTAATAGCGTCAATCCGCTTGGCTCTGATAATGCCGCCAGGACGAGAAACAAGCATGTCATCAATATTGACTTGACCCTCAACAATGACATTGCGTTGGTTATTTTGCAAATACATGTTGTCCATAATATTCCGCAAAAGATAGGTCTTATTATCCTGTATCTGCTTGAGCCTGTCATAAATGGATAAGCCTTTAAACTTATGGGACATGATGATAGCAGTGCAAGCTACCCAAGGACTGTAGTCTACTTCCTCTTTACTTAATACCACTGTAGGCGGCAATGAATTACCCACAGTAATTTTCATAGGCGAGGCAATCCCATCACCGTCCATGTCGAGTTTAAGAAAGCACTCGCAGACATCAACCAATTTACTAGATATATCTTCAACAAATTGAGTGGGTATGAGTGTGTTCTCATGTTGCGCACCAAACCGATATGATGATCTAAGTAAGTCGGCTTGTGCCAGGTTTTGCACGATCTCTGGATCATAGCCTTCTTCAATTAAATCACTAACGGATTTTGTTACTATGTGAGACGTGAAGCGTGCAGTATCCAGGTTTATAGAATTATGCTGATTGCTAACGCGAAACTGTTCAGGAGGCACAGCATCAATGCATATTTTACCGCTGTTGGTAGTGATCTTAATTTTAACGTTATACGTTGAAATAGGTTGGCCATCGAACGTAAAGTCTGGAATCTCTGATAATGATATTAACTCTACTGACTTATCAGCAACGAGCATTTGTAGCTGCTCTTGTGATAAGCCAGTATAAGTATCTGTGTCAACTTCCTCTTCATCCTCATAATAGACTTTGAGGATACCATTGCGCTGCATCAAGGCATCTTTAACAAACTGATGAATCAGGATAAATCCATCGTTTTGTTTCATTAAGATGTCGTAGACAAACTCTGATTCAAGTTCCGCTTGCTTCTCATCGTCTGGTGATACAGGGTCAAAGATCACTACCTCGTTATTCTGAGTAAAGCTCTTCATTACCTGTGGGATGATCCACTCAATAGCATCGGCAACATCGGTAGAGATTAAGGCGGAGCGGCCTTCCTGCTCGGTTCCGGTAGGATTACCAAGATAGTAATTGAGTGGATCAATCAGGTCTTGAGGCGTCTGCACAGTGACATTAGCCATGCTGAGCTCATTGGCTACTATGGCTAATATATCCTCGTCAGTAAGCTTCTTTTTCTTTGTTGCCATTACACCAGACTTCCTAACTTCTTCATTACTTTGTGAATACCCGCGACTTCTGCATCTATCTCAGCATTAATCGTTGTGATGTTAGCTGGATCAATGACTGGATAAGTACGCGCAGGATAGCCACTAACCTGTAACGCTGTTATGGCATTAATAACTGCCCGTAGTGTTGTATTACGAGCTAAGCTATCCTCTTGCGCTTTCTTAATAATACTGCGACTCTGCTCTGATAAAGACGTGAACGTCAATAGATCGGCGTAACCTTTGAGATTAGTCAACTCTACTGATTGGGCAGTGTTAACTTCTAGTAAAAGCGCGTTAAGGTCTATTAGAGCCATATTAAATTAGCAGCCTTTCTTACCGGGTTTACCTTTGCCTGGCATTGGTTCTTTACTATCTTTCTTAGTCTTGCCCATTATCTTATCCTCAAATTAAACATAAAGTTGTTGTTATCATAAATACTCCAATTACTAACCACACCTGCCACTCATCGAAGTAATACAGGATGGTGTTCATACAATCGTTTTATTAGTGTAGCTGTAATCAAGTTTGCTATGAAATTGTGGGTTATCCATCAATAAAGGATGTGCCACAGCCATTAAACCAAACGCATCTGCACAATGCGAACTCCAGTCGTGATCAGGCCCTAAACCTATGCGTCGCGCTTCGTCTATCTTTTCGTGATACCAGCCTAACGCATCAATCCCGCCTTGACATTTATCGGCATTAAACCACATAGATGGAAATAACCGTCTCGCCGCTTCCACACGCTGTTTAGCTGCACCTGAGCCTTGATTTTGTACCACAAACACGTCAAAACCTGCTTCCATTAGAGCCGATTCATAGGTGACAGTATAAACCTTATCATGATTGATTCCGTCATGCGGTAATACAATCTGCGCTTTACCGTAGCCATTATCCCTTAACCAATGAATATGTGTGGCTAACGGTTGTCCCACTGCTTCATAGTAATCGAGTATGCGGATTTCTTTGCCTATAAATTGCGCTATCCAAATGCTGCAAGCGTCGGCCCTTGCCCCTGTGCCACCAATGTCCCAGAATGAGCGTATGGTCATCAATGGGTCTTGCGCTACCCGTCCAAAACGTCCTTCGGCTTTAGCTTGCGATAGATTCTTGGCATAGTAAGCCGATTCACTAATGGTGACATAATCGCCATTCCAGATATGTTCATATTGATCAGGGTTAATGCGTAGACAATCGACACGCTCTTGCTCAAGCTCAGCAGGAAACCAAGGATTATTGTTCCAGTTGGCTCTAATAACCACACTGTTTGAGGGCAAGTGTTCACCTCTAAGCATTTTATCCACAGGGTCAGTCTTGCGCCTTGGGTTCCATGAGAACCACAGTTCAGAATCTGGCGCGCGGATAGTAGGTGTTAGTAATTGCAATGAGCGTGTAGACATAGTTTGCGCTTCTTCAATCCAGGCCCGATTAAAGTTTTCTAGCGATTTAATAGATTCAGCATTTTGATCATTCATACCTGTGAAGACAATCTGTCCGTCACCAGGCGTTTGTATCAGCTCTTTAAATATTCGAAAGCCTTGACGTTGGCCTAAGCCAAAAGCTTTGATCTTGTCCTCAAGTAACAGCTTGGCGGAGTCTTTTAAACTCTTTTGAACTTCCCTTATGCACACAGAGCGTAAGCCGCGATTAGCATAAGAGTCCTCAATCATTAAGGATGCAAACATGTGCGACTTGCCACTACCACGGCCACCATACAAGCCTTTGTAGCGGGCAGGATGTAACAGAGGTTCGGCAAATTCAGCGGTTGGAATTGTTAGCAGCATTTTTCTCGTTAATGATTAAACGGGTAATCTTAATAGCGTCATCAAGGTTACTCACTGAGCTATCCTTGGTTATACCGTGCATCTCTGCAAATACTTTAATAGCCGAAACTCTGGCACTGGCATTGTTCTGTTTATCGTGCACAATATCCACCAATTGCCGACGGCACCATTCAGTACGCCGTTGATGTTGTTTGTTGGCGTCACTGGTTTCCTCAGCAATACGCTGTTTAACATAAGCATCCTGCATGAATACCTTAACCATCATATCCGCGGCCTGGAAATTGTAACCCATCCGCATACAGGCATCTTTGGCGTTAGAATCCAAGGTGTACTCATTAACGAAATGATCCCTCAAATCCTTCTCAGCCTGAGTTAGTGTGGGTTCATCTAGTAGCGGATTCATAGGACGTTATATACGCTTTAGTTAAGTATTTGTAAATTATTATTTATATTGAATTTCCCACAGGTAGCGAGCCATTAACAAGGCTTCTGCTCTATCGGCGTGCTTTTTCAAGTTAAGCGGCGCTTCTGGGAATAGTCTAATCGCTAGCGCTCTTGAGTTTTCTTTATCTTTATCCAGCTTAAAGTGCCGCTTCCACAATGAGGGGCTCACTAACGTGGTGCGTAAGTTGAGGCAGGCAACCACACTGCGGCAACAACCATAACTGTCACCAAAGCTAAACATCGAACTCACACCTTGGCCTGGCATTGCCCCCACTTTCTCAAGAATAACGTCATAATCTTCAAGCGCATCGAGCTGGCTGCGAATGATTTTATTTAAACCACTGGGATCAAGCTCGCGTCTTGAAGTGCTTTTGATTACCGTAGGCATATCAAATACCGCTTTATAATCACCGTCAAGCAGGAAACCCACAGCACCGTTTAGTCCTGGGTCAATACCAATGTTTATCATTCACTCGCATCTCGCCATATTTCATCGGCCAGTTGATCAAGCACATCCTCATAAAGCACCGGCGCAATGTCCAATTCTTTGTAAAAGACTTTATCCACAGTGATATTAAACTCATCGTTTGCATCACGTGTATATTGCACAGTTACCAAATGCCCGTTTAGTTTACAGTGTTTTAAGCTCATTATTTGTTTACCCTAGTAATTACTAACGCTTTTAAATTATCGCGGCTTTAGCAATAGATTTTAGCTATTTAAAGGCTATTGCCGCAGCAATGCGCAGCCCTCTTATACGTGATTTATTAACCACGGTGTAGTTATGCCCGTTACTTAGTCTAACGGCAATCCAATATAAGCCTTCTATTTTCTTGATAGTCATTTCATAAACTCATCAGCTGTAGTGTCAGCATCAACCACCGTTAAATGATTCGGTTTGATAGATATGCGGCCTTCGTTAAAGGCTTCAATTAATTGTCTCAAGACAAAGCTACTGCCGCCATAAGTTTTCGCTTTGCTCACAAACTTATCTTTATTAACCACACTGAGTTGACAGCCAAGGATGCTTTTCTCAAACGTGGGTTTAACTTCCAGTCCATCCATTTTAATCACCTTTAAAATTTATTTTTAAAGTTTAATTGTAACATATTTTAAACTAAACTCAGTGTTTTAGTATTGTTTCCTAATAGTTTACAATCTATAGATTTTTGTAGACGTTTGTAGACAGTGTAGACATTTGTAGACGTGTATAAACGTGTAGAAAAATAGACATTTTGTAGACAATTTTGTCTACAAATCCAGAACTCAATGGGAATGCGGGTTGTAATGGTGTTTATATATATAATATATATATATGTAGACAGATAGACACACACACAGGGTAGACGGTTTTTAGGTCAACGGTACGCTTTTACGTACGCTTTTCACATGTAACCATCTGTCCGCGAGGGGGGGGGTGTCCCGATTTTGTCTACACGTCTACTTTGCCATGTTTTCCCAATACTATCAATAACTTAAAAAATCTACATATTTGTCTAATGTCTACTGGGATTTGCACCTATATAATCGAGTTCCCTCTAAAATACACGTCCCTTCACTCACTAAAGCCTGAACAACTTGTCGTTGCGTACCAATTTCCAGCTTCTTATAACTCCTCGACCAGTTACCCAGATGAGCAATTTGAATAGCTTTATCTCTGCAACCACCTTGCGTAAAAGCATGGCGAAGTTGTTGCAACACTTTAGAACTCAAACTACTATCATTTAAACCGCCAGCAGCTTGCAAGCAGCTTCTAAACTTATAATATAAATTCAAGCGAATGGTGTAAGCCAACACCATATCATCTACGCTCATCACACACCTGTGGTTACTTAAGGCAAAGATGGCGGCATCTTTAATAGCCTGTTCGCTCAACCGTCCGGCAAAGCAGCTATCTTGAATTTTCAGTGGCATCACGATCGTTTGATCGATCTCAATATATTTCTCCCAAGATTCATCGCTAAACTCAATCCATTCGGGCTGAGTTCTATCGAGTATAAAATCCAAATCATTTAAGCATTGCTCAGGTACGCTATAAATCTCCCGCCCTCTTAAATATTGCTTTTGAGGCATTTCCTCACAAACATGGATAACAAAGCGATTGTATGTGCCACTGTGGGCATGGCTGCTGGTAAACGATTCCAAGGCCCGCTCAATAGTGCTAAAAGAGAAAAGCCCGATATTCGGGTTTTGTACAGCCTCATAATCACTGTCTTTAGTTTGCGGCGGGCATACCCATCCATTGACTGCTTTGGTATAGCATTCCATCATGTAACCCATTGCTTCCTGTTTACAGCCTGCCTTATGTGTGGATACCAGATATTCGCCTAACTCATCCTGGATAAAATGTTGATGATTATTACTTTCTAAAAGCCGGTGCAAGCCTTGTTGACTGGAGGGCAGGGCTCTATTCAAATTAAAATCCGGTGCGATATGGTTAGGTGCGTCCATTACCCGATTGAATACTTTTATAATGCTTTCTTTGCCAAATGAGGTAGGCGCCAGAATAATAATATTCTCGTTAAAACCTAGGCCTTCCTGGCTATCAATGGACTTGGTTGTAGAGGCATACGCCTTATATAAGGATAGCGCGGTTAATCCAGCCACCTCCATATCTGGATTAATTAAGGTTGAATAGATATGCCGTTGCAATAAGCCAAGCCCATCGGGTAAGTTAGTGAGGCTATAGCCTGTAGTGTTATCCGGCAAGGGTCTGAGCTGTAGGGGGTCAATATCGGGAAGTTCCTCCTGCATCTCTTTCATTGTTTCAGCCCGTTTAGCGATTAAGGACTCAAAGTGCAAAGCTTTGCTTTTTTGTTCAATCCTTAAGGATTCCTGGTATTGCCTGGCACTGTGGATAGTATCTGACACATAGGATGAGCTTTTCTTACGTACTAGCGTATGCTTATACAGCTCGCTCATTTTAAAAATGCGTTCACCCTGGCCTTGATTCAAGGTGTAGAAGGCAATGATAAGAGACAGTGCAGCATCGGCCTCTGAGGCGCTTTTATAGCCGTATCTGTTGCGCCAGTCCTGTTCATGTGTTGCCCAACTGTTCATAAATAAATCCTGGAACTTGGGACAACTTTTAGACGCTTGAATTTTATTAACCACAGCCATATCGTCATCGGTAGGCTCAGGGTTATCGAGGTCTATACTGTGGGTAATTGCGGGTTTCATATGCGCGGCGAGCTTTTCCAAAAGCTCATTGCCGTCAACGATGTCGCGTTGGAGATACGTGTTACCTGTGAAAATGATAAAACGAGCTTGACTGTAAAGCTCAACGCCGTGTTTATCGTCTCTTAAGCCTTTGCCACTTTTATTGACACGTAAAATAATGTGGAAACCCGTATTAGATTTTGAACGCTCGGTGAAAGAATTGGCTTGCAATATGAGTGCCTCAAACTCCGGCTGTCTTTCGGGTAAGCCTTTTTTATTATCCAAATCGACACAGGCGTATGGATCCCTGGCTGTAAAGATAAAGCCAATGTAATGCTTAACACCTGTGGACACCTCGTTAAGCTTGGCAAACTCTAACGCTGTGGTAAAGGGCATCCAGGTTTTAGGGTTAACTACACTGGCGTTAATTAACCCGTTACCTGTGCTATATTTGGGGGCTTTATCGTGGTCGTTAGCAATGCACCATTGCGGTAGCTCCTGTAGTTCTGTTGGAATAGTTTCATAGCCCATAAATTACACCTGTCTAGATGTAATAAGGTACTCCCCGTCCATGTAATCTTTAAGGTCTTTAACCTTATAGTAATAGCGTCCCCCTCGCCTTATACAAACAGGGCCTTTAAGTTTGTGCCGGTAGATATGCAGCGTCATTCTAGTCAGAGGGATATATTTGCTGGCTTCTTTCGCAGACAGTAATTCTTCATCGGGTAGGTCGTTGAGTGTCATAGGAATACCTATAAAGTTATATTTGTTTTTATAATGTTGTATTATACTTTATTTTACCTTATACTGTGTAACAGTAAATTATGTAATTTACTAACGTCTTGGCGTACCCCAAGAAACCTTATAGGAAATCAAAATGTTAGACTTTAAAAATTCAAATTCAGAACCCGAATCCGAAAAGAAAGCAGTAATCTTAACTTTTCGGGAACAAAGTGCTATACATAAACCTGCAAAAAATGCTTTTTCCCAAGTTGATTTTCTTTTGAATATTGATGATTGTTGGAATGAAGCTCGAGCCTGTATTGGTGAGCCTAGCCCTTGTGGTTCAAGAGGTATGGATCACGGTGAGTTTGTTAACGTGCTTTATAAACACGATGCCAAACACGTCCTTAAAAACTTAACTCGAATAGATAAGCAGGGCAACCCCGTCACTCTTAAAAAGAATGACGTGTGGCCCATTGCTGTTCGTGTTATGCGTTCCGCAGGCTTTAGAATTTCTAAAGGTACACTATTAGGTTAATATTTACCGAGCCCTCG